TGACCGGCTCCATCGGCGTCTACACCATGCATGAGGACGACTCCAAGATGCTGGAGAACATTGGCATCAAATACACGCTGATCAAGTACGGCGAAAACAAGGCGGAGAATGTTTCGGTCGAGCCGCTCAGCGATTCCGGTCGGACCAACCTGCAGGAGATGGTTGACACCTTCGGTCTGGCGTTTGAGAAGTCGGTAGCTCGAGGCCGCGGCGTCGCCCTGGCTGAGGTGCAAAAGAAGTTTGGCAATGGCCGTGTGTTCGACGCGCAGAAGGCAGTGCGGGTCGGCATGGCCGATCGTGTGGGCACGCTCGATGATGTGCTGGCCAAGTATGGCGTCAAGCGCACCACTGGCGGATCGCAGGCCTTGGATGAACCCGAAGTGGTGGCCATCGACCAACCTGAGCCAGCCAGAGGCGAGATGGAGCGCCGGCGGCAAGAGCTGCTTTCGGTCTAACCAAGTTTGCGGCGGCGGCATGGTGTCACGCGAGATGCGTGGGCGGGCTTCTGACCCCTCTTGAAACACCGCCGCCGTAAAACACTTTGACAGCTCCAAGATCAAATCTTCTGGGGGATTTGGAGCTTTTTTTCTTCGGGCCCAACGGCCCGCAACCGGGGCTCCCGCGAACAGCTCTACGTTCGTGGGCGTCCCATGCGCTTCTGAGCCGCCCGATGGCGGATCGCCGCATTGCGCCATCCTCAACCCCATTCCAGGAGGGAATGACATGATCAACATCAAGCAGCTGCGGCAGCGCAAGGCCGATGCAGTGGCCAAGGCCAAAGGCATCTTTGAGGCCGCGCACAATGCTAACCGCCCCATGACCGCTGAGGAAACCACTGACTACGACGCCGCAATGGCCTCCGTCAAGGTTATCAACGAAGACATTGTCCGCGCTGAGGCGCTGATGGATGAAGAGCGCAACCTGCCTTCGACTTCCGCTACGCGCATCGAAGTCGGCGCGAATCACGCCACGGAAAAACCCTGGGCCAACTTCGGCGAGCAGCTTGTCGCCGTGCGCAACGTTGCCGTCTCACAGGGTCGCGAAGTGGATCCCCGCCTGCTGGCAGCACTGGGGTCCAACGAGTCAGTCGATGCCGAGGGCGGCTTCCTGGTGGCTCCGGAATATTCCGACGTCATCCTGCAGCGCACCTACAACGAGGGCCAGGTTACCTCGCGCTGCTCAACGATTCCCATGAAGAGCAATCGCCTGGTGATCAACGGGCTCGATGAAGACAGCCGTCTGGCTGGGCAGCGGTATGGCGGCATCCAGGTGTACCGCATCTCTGAGGCCGCGCTCTACACCCAGAGCAAGCCCAAGTTCAAGGAGATCCAGCTCACCGCCAACAAGCTGATCGGCTTGCTGTACGCGACCGATGAGATCCTCGAGGACACGGCCGCGCTCACCAAGTGGACCAGCGACAACTTCCCCAAAGCCTTCGCCTTCCAGCTCGACGACGAATGCATCAACGGCACCGGCGCAGGGCAGTTCCTGGGCGTGCAAAACTCCGGCGCGGCCATCGTGGTGGCCAAAGATGCCGGCCAGGCGACGGGCACCATCACCAATACCAATTGCTTCAACATGATTCAGCGCATGTGGGGCCCCAGCCGCAAAAACGCTGTTTTCTTCTACAACGCTGACCTCGAGAACCAGCTCTGGAACCTCACCCGCGGTTCAGGCACGGCGGTTGAGCTGCTGTACGGGCCTGCTGGCTCGCGCGGCAACGGGTCAGAGACTGGCATGCTGCTCGGCATCCCGGCAATCCAGATTGAGCAAGCGGCGGCGGGCGGTACGCAGGGCGACATCAACTTGTTCGACATGTCGCAGTACCTGCTTGGCAAGAAGGAAGGGCTCAAGGCGGATTCGTCCATCCACGTGGCGTTCCTCACCGGCGAGCAGGCCTTCCGCTGGACGCTGCGCAACGATGGCCAGCCCATCCCCAAGAAGCCCCTCACGCCCTACAAGGGCAGCAACACGCTCTCGCCCTTCGTCACCCTCGCCGCGCGGCCGTAGTTTCCACCTCTTCGCTTCTCTTACCACTCTGACTAGCTCAGAGAAAGGATCATCGTCATGGGTCTCGGATTCTATTCCACGCAGGCGGGCCACTGGGTTCCGCTCGTCTTCCCGGTCGACGAAACCGGCGGCAAAACCTCTGCCGCTTTTTCGATGGCCAAGTACGCACACGCCAGCATCGTGATCGGCATCGGCGTCAGCGCCGCGGCGCCCGGCGCCATCCAGTTGCAGGCCTGCACTGACGCTACCGGCGCCAATCCCGTCGCCATCCCCTTCAACCTCTTCGCCGGGGAAACCACCAACACTGACACGCTGGGGGCTAAGGTGGCTGTCCTGGCAGCCGGCCACACCCCTCCCGCCACCGACAACACCTTCTACGTCATCGAGATCGACGCGCAGTCGCTGCCCCAGGGCTCTCCCTACCTGCGGCTGGTCGAAACCGATGGCGCCAACTCCGTCATCAACGCGGCCTTCGCACTGCTCTCCGGAGCTCGCCAGGCCTCCGATCAATCCGCCACTGTACTGGTCTAAAGCGTTCCCCCGGGGCGGTGGCATTGCCTGCCACCCCCCGTTTTTTCAAAGGCTTCTATGTATGTTCGAGTTCTGTTTGGGCGCTATGCCGGTGAAGTCCGCGACATTGAGTCGGCCTCTGCCCGGCTCATGCTCGAGGATGGCCGGGCCGAGAACCCCTTTGCTGAATTCGCCACCGGCGGGGAGATCCCTGCTGTTAGCTCACCGTTAAACCTGCTCGACGTGCTGACGAACAACCGAACAGAAACTGCGGCCCACCAGGTTGCCTTCCGCAAGAAAGCCAAACCATGAGCATTCTTCTCATCACGCCGCCGGCCGTCGAGCCCATTACCCTGGCTGAGGCCAAGCTGCAATGCGGCTTTGGACCCATGCAGGATTCCGACCGCGCCGCCTCGCAGACTCTCAATGACAAGCTGCGCGGCTTCATCCTGGCCGCCCGGCAGGCGATCGAGAATGAGACCCAGCGCGTCTTCATCACCCAGCGCTGGCAGCTGGTGCTGGATGGCTTTCCCGGCCGCAGCATTCGCTATGAAAACACCGGGTATCCTGAGATCCGGCTGCCCAAGCCGCCCTTCCAATCTGTCGATTTCTTCAAATACATCGATACCGCCGGCGTGCTGCAAAACCTGGCTCTCGATGCCAGCTACGGGACGAATCCCGCCGCCCCCACTTGGGCCTATCAGCTCGAGCGCGGCAGCGAAACCCAGCCAGGGCGTCTGCTTTCGTCATACCCGCGCATCTTTCCGCCTACGCGCCTGGTGCCCGGCAACGTGATGGTGCGCTTTCGCTGCGGCTACGGCTGCCCCATCCTGGCCAGCATTACGGCTGAGTCAAACGCGCTCACGGTTGGCGCGGGCAGCATCTTCAGCAACGGCTTCAACCCTGACGATGCCCCGGTCATGGCCAGCGAGACAGGGCTGGCGATCTCCATTCCCGGCGCCGGCGAAAACGGAACCACCCTGAATACCTTCATCGCGTTTGTCGACGGCAGCGGCAACGCTACGCTGGCCGACCCCGCCGAAGCTACCGTCGCCAACGTGGTCGGCTGGGCGGGTTGGCCGGTGCCTGAAGTGATCCGCAACGCCATTAAGATGCTCGTCGAGTGCTATTACGACCAGGGATACGCGCAGCAGGAAGATTTGCCCGTAGCCGTCAAATCAATGATCAAACCGTATCTGAACTGGGTGGCCTGATGCACAAGCTGATATCTTACGTTTTGCGCGGCTTGCACCTTGCCAGCCTGTTGATTGCTTTCCTGGTTGCAATGATGTTTCTTGGCTACCTGGCGTGCGCCCAGACGGTCACCGTGCAAGCCTCGCACTTCGGCGGGACGGGCACGGAGGTTACCGGAACTATCTACTTTGCGCCCGCGCTCATCAATGGCCGCCCGGCCAGCTTCCGTCAGTCCAATGGCGGCGTGGTGACCGTCACTCCAGTGCAGGCGACGGTGACTGCCGGCGTGTTTTCCGTCACTTTGCCTGATACCAACCTGACCGTGCCGGCGCATGTTTGCTATGTCGTCACGGCTACCTCGGCAAAAGGCCCGCTGCTCGGCCCCGGCTTCGCCTGCGTACAGCCGCATGCCACGGCCATCGGTGGCGGCGACTGGTGCCAGGCGGGCGTCTGCAACTTCGATAATTTTCCGCCTTTTCTGCCTGCGCTAGCGGTTCAGTATCTCGGGGTGATCGGTGCCACCGGACTGACGGGGCCGATTGGTCCAACCGGCTTGACGGGTCCCATGGGGCCAATAGGCCCAACTGGGCTGACGGGTCCCATGGGCGCCACCGGG